GTCTGAAGTCTAACCAAGACACAGTACGCAAGCAAAAGCGTAAGCTCGGTTTCATTAGCAATGTTTACATTGTCAAAGATACTGCCAATCCTGAGAATGAAGGCAAAGTCTTCATGTACAAGTACGGCAAGAAGATCTTCGATAAGTTGAACGCAGCGATGAACCCTGAGTTTGAAGATGAGAATCCATTGAACCCATTTGATATGTGGGAAGGTGCTAACTTCAAGTTGAAGATCCGTAAGGTCGAAGGCTACCAGAACTATGATAAGTCAGAGTTCGATGAAGCAGGTCCTTTGTTGCAAGACGATGATCAGTTGGAAAGTATCTGGAAGTCTGAGTATGCTTTGCAGCCGTTCCTGCATCGTGCAGAGTTTAAGGACTACGACGTTTTGAAGGCTCGTCTTTACAAAGTGTTGGGCTTGGATGGTTCTTCATCAAAGCCAGTTGTCAAAGCTACAGAAGTGGATTTGTTAGAAGAAACTTTTGAACCTGTTCCCAAAGCTAAGGCTGCGCCGCGTCAAGCGGCTGCAAACTTGGCAGAAGATGATGATGAGTCAATGAGCTTCTTTCAGAAGCTAGCTGAAGACTAAGCAGCACCTGCTGGTCTAGCAATAACAGTAACGCCTCCTCGTGGGGCGTTACCTGCTAATACAGTCATGTTGTTATTATTGACGATGGTTGTTGATGGGGATGTTTGCTGAGTTCTTTTAGATGCATTAACGTCAGCACTTGCAGTTGCAACTTGAACTCCTGTTGTGGGTTGACTCAATGATAATTTGTATTGCTCAGCTGTTTTACCGACCTTGTTGTATAACACTTCAATAACTTGTTCAACAGTTCTAGGGTTTTCAGTTTTACCTTTGACGTAGAAAATATTCTTATTGGCAGCGGCAGGTGCCTGTAATCCAGGAACTTCGGCTGCTATTTGATTTGGAGGTGCTGTTAATAAAGTTCTTGCACCACCAGCTCCTAAAAAGTGTGATGCATAGATGTTGGTACCGGTCACTGGTATGTTATTCTTTTTGAGGAAGGTGGCATTTTCTTTTATATAAAGAGCTCCCGCAACAGAACTAGCTAGTGCATCATAAGGTCCCCTCAGCAGTTCTGGAAATGATTTGCCAAACCTTGAAACCATTGAGTTCCAGGTAGAATCAATAAATTGAAATAATCCTTTAGCGGAAGATGTACCAGCTTTTGCACTAGGATTAAATCCACTTTCTTGCTTAGCCATGGCCAGCATTATGGATTCATCTACACCCACTTTGTTGGATGCTTCTTTAATTGCATCGCCAACTGTTTGTTCAGGTACCTTGATTGCTGCCGGCTTAGTAATGATTGGTTTTTCTACCGGTATTGGTTTCTGTACCGGTGCTGGTGCTGGTACCGGTGCTGGTACCGGTGCTGGTGCTGGTACTGCTTCAGTTACAACAGGGCCACCTGTTTCTGTTTGGAGTACTGCTCCTTCAGCAGTCGTGACTGGTTGCTTATCTCTAGCAACCATTTCCTTCATCCCTTTTACAATTTCACTAGGAGTTTCAAGTTCTAAATTTTCAGGTTTAGGCTTTGTTTCTTCTTCAGGTATATCAAAATCCTCACTTATATCCTTTAGAAGAGGTTCTTCTATATTTTCAATTTTTTGTGTGGCTTCATAAACTTTTTGATTTGCATCAGAAGTTTTTTTGAGAATAGATCCTGCAATTAACGTGCCAAACAAACCGGCGACGTTTTTTAGAACGTTTTTAGTTCTTGGTGATAATTCTCGTTTGGATTTTTTAAATGTAGAATCTTTTTGCGATCCATTGCTGTCTGCTTTTGGCTTTACGGTGAGAGCAGCTTGTTTTACAGGCTCAGGCTTCACCACTTCACGTAACAGTGGTGATATCGATTCAACATGATCTGCAAGTGCATGCATGTTGTTGGATATTTGCATTAACAAGATGTGGTTTTTACGTAACCCACTTTTTGCATAACCTTGCTTATCTTTTTCAATGAGAGCATTTAGAGATGTCACTTTCCTCATGGAATCTTTAAGCAAATCAGTTATAGCCTGTTTTTTTGTTTCGATCATATGGCACTAAATGCAAAATTATCGATGCTGCCACGGTTTGCAATGGGAGAAGGAATTGGGGATCTATGTCTTGGTGTTGAAGCTGCTGAGCTATTATTCGTGTTTACAATTAATCCACCTGACTTACTGGAAGTTGGAGCTGTGTACATTGATTCCACATCAGTCGAAGCTTGTGAAATAATTTGTCCGCTTAAGGGAGTTTGTTGTGAAGGAACAACATCTGGTTCTGTGTTTACTTTAGGCGGTAGTGTTAACATTTTTGAGGCAACTGGTTCAGCTTGATTCATTGTTGGTTGCACTGGTATAGCCTGTGCGTCAGCTGACTCAGGTTTCGGTGTTGGAGTTGTGCTGTTGTTTTCTCCAAGAGCTGGACTAGCTTGTGTTGAAGTTGTACTAGCTTTTTCTTGAGGAGCTGGACTAGCTTGTGTTGAAGTTGTACTAGCTTTTTCTTGAGGAGCTGGACTAGCTTGTGCCTGTGCTGCTTCAGCTTGATTATCCATTCTACGCACATCTACTCTTCCAGCACGGTTTCTTTCCTCGGAAGTCGTGCCAGTTTTTTCATCCCACCCAATTTCATCCAAATAGTTTTGCTGTAATTTTATATCTTTCCAGTACAACAGCGACTTCTTCTCTTTTGGTCTATTTGCCAATAAGTTTTGTTTTTTAGCTTGTTTTTCAGCATCCGGTGCCTCAGCTGTTTTCATTATAGCTTCGGCCATTGCTGTATCCGGTGTTCCAGCGTTCAAAATACTCTTTGTCGTTTCTTCTGGATTTTTATCTCGGGCAAGCAAAGTAATTAGGGTGGCACCAGCAAGCAAACCAATGCCGATAGGATTCATGGTAAAGAATCTTGCTATTAGAGGTAATTTACTTATTGCGTTTTTGAGGGATAACAGAGCTTTAAAAGCACTAGCAATTTTGCTTGGCAAAGCAAGCAAGGCTGCAGCAAGACTTGTAATAGACTTGAAAAGTGTTCCCAACATCCCAAATATAGATGTATCCTTATCTTGCTTCTGATCGACTACCTCTTTGGTAGCTACATTTACAGCATCCTTTTTTGTTTCCAATAAGGATTCTTCTTCTAGTGCAGCTTGCCTCTGTTTATCAAAAAAGCCTTGTCTGCTTTGTTCTTTGTTGGTCTTCTTAATGTCTTTAAGAACCCCAATTTGCATCATCATACCACGTAATAATGCAGATGTGTCCTTGGATACAGATTGCAGAATAACATTTTGCTTTTCAATTAAGGCAACTTGATTATCACTAGTTGCAGCATCAAAGTTTTGCTTTTCAACAACATATTCGGAAAGCTTGTTAATTAAACTACCGACCAGAGGCACTTTGATAAGAGAAGCCATTGCTGACTCTTTGATATTATCTTTTCTCTGTTGTGTAGTTTGTTCTAATGGCATCATCTGCTTTCTAGTCGTTGTTTTTCCCTTTCGAGATAATCTTTCAGCATGTCAACATAGATGTCACGTTCAAAAGGATACAGGTTTTCAAGTTCGTTAATTGAATATTTATGATGCTGAGCCATACCAAACAAAAGAGTGTAATAGTTTGATATGCTGTTATGACTCAGCCCAATGTAAAAAAATCTTCTAAATTCTCTAGCACGATCTTTCTAACATTACCAAGAGAGTTTGTGTATTCAATAGTGTGTCTGATTTTAGGCATAGTATCAAGAAATGTTTGAATTTTGTTGAAAGACTTTACATCAAGAGATAGAATGAAGTCGTCGATCTCTTCAGCAGTTTCACCTTCGAAGCTAAACTCTTCTTTACCTTTAATTAGTTTATCCAAACACTGTCTCAGCACAGCAAACACAAAATCAGTATCGTTTTCGCTCTTAACTGCACTAAGCATACTAACACGTGGATACTTAAGAACGAGTAATGTATTATCACTTACCTGAACATTCATATCATGATCGGGGTTGTATTCTACTTCAAGCTCCTCTAAGTCCACATCAAAATCATACACATTATCATCTTCTAGATCTCTGTAGCGAAGAGTGACAACGTTGTTAATCGATTTGGATCTTAACTTAATAAAGAAGTATTCAATATCAAATGTAGTAAGGGAATCAACATCGACTTGATCAATACTACAATTTTGAAGTACTTGCTTGATAGCAAATATCATATCTTGAGGATCGTTGCTCTGCTGAGCAATCAAAAGAATCTTTTCTTCTTTTACAAGAAAAGGTCTGTATCTAATTTTTTGTTTGGTGCTTGGAAGTTCAAGTTCAAAAGTCGGGTGCGATAACTTAGGTAAAGCCATAATATTTTCTCCAATTAGCCGAAGTATCCCCTTGAGATAATTTTGGCATTATTAATAACGTTGATAACATCACCAACACTCTGAGGTTTTCTGAGCGATGATATTGTTTGAATTGCCGTTCCAGCTTTTACGATTTGCTGGAATCCGGAAAGGGGACTTCTATAGCCTGACACTGGCAGGCCTTTGTCAGTGTTAAGGATATGCTGGAAGTATGTGAATGTAACTTGAAGCTTCATTACTTGATCAGTATCACCCCAGCTGAAAGAAGTATCAGAAATAGATATGGGAATTGCATCAACAAGCTGGCTACTGAGCACACCATTACCAGCTTCATCAAACGTTGAGATCATCATCTGGCATTTGTAATTATCTTTGTACTCGACCTCAAAAGGTGCTAAACCATTTGGATGAGCAGCGTTACCGTTTACAAATTGGTCAGAGGATACAATTCTATTCATCCACGTGTAGAAGAACTTGTACAAATCTCCCTGGCCATCAACCAGAAATGAGACGGAGATATCATTAAAAATAGGAGCGTACGGCTTCTTCTCAATTGGACCAGTACCGTAACGTCTTGTTTCCGATGTTGCAAACATTAAACCTGGGATGTTTGCTGATTCAGCATATAAGTGTAAATTATCAAACATCTTCTCACCTCTCATAATCAGAGGTGGTTGAATTACAACTTCAAAAAGATTGGTTCTGGCAAAAGATTTTTCTCTAAATTCAGATAGGAAATTGTTATACCGGCCGTACGCCCCGGAAGAGGAACTACCAGTCAGTGCTGAATATAACCCAACAGCAGATAGAGCTGTTCCTAGAAACTTAGCGGCCATTATTGATAGATCTTTTTCTTAGAATCGGCGTAAACCTTCAACTTGTTAGCTTTAGCAAATCTTTCAAGAGGAAGAAACAATGCAACATCCCATTGCGTGGGGTCAACCCTAAGGAAACGGGTCTTAACATGATTATTTAGGTAGTGCTTTACACATGGTTCAAAGTACTTAAACTTAGCAGCACTTTGAAGAATCCTGTAATTGATTCTCAATCTTGTAGTCTCATCCATATTATCATTATTAATTGTATCATAAAGTGCATCCATCAACTTAGCCCTAAGCAAGGGTGGAAGATAATGCATGTTGATACCGTAGAATCCATCTTGAACTTTTCTAAAAGGAAACACCAATGGAAATCTATCATAATAAGGTAGATCCTCTTTTGTTTTAGGATCATAAGCAAACAAATACATATTACCTGTAATAATCCTGTTTGTTAAAAAAGGTCCCCCTTGTTGTATAGTTGACCTTGGATTAACCGTACGCACTTCAGCCGCTTTTTGCCTAAGCCAGTTGCGTGCTTCTAAAGAATTCTGAGCACCTGCACCAGCTTTTTGAATTACGTTTTGAAATATTGTTGCCATTAAAATTTGATTCCTAGTTCGTGTTCTGTCATTATAACAAATTTCCACTCTCTGTGGTCACAGTATTTTTTTGCTGCAGCCCACTTTGCACTGTTAACACCCCATGTATAAACTTCTCTTAAATATCTTTTGTTAGCTTTTTTCTGTACTGTGGGGGCCGTTGTTTGTATGTGGGGTTTGACTTCGATAACGACCGTTTCAATAGACTTGTTTAGGTTTCGTTTTTTAACCAGGAAGTCGGGAAAGTATCTATGTACTTTACCGTCAATCGGGGAAACGTAAGGTATACTGAACTCTTCACTAGCCCATTTAATCACATCAGAGTGAGAATCCAGATACCTCATTAATTTTAGCTCCCAACTACTACGATAAATAATAGTTGTAGGGTCTCCCATATATTTGGATGGATTCCTTGGTTTAAAATAACCTTTATAGCTCATAGGAAATATTTATGGCGTTTTTCTCTAAAGCCGCGGCCACGGTAGCTGGGTTTGCGGCCGGAGCGGCACTCGCAAACAAAGTAGGTAGTATTGTATCACAAACACAGCAATCTTACAACAAAACCCAATTCGGTGATGTTGCAGGTGCTGCCTCTGCTGCGGGTTACAAACCCATAACCAAATTCAAAAACAATGATTTTGGTAATTCACCAAGTGCTTTAGCTGCTCAAGTGTCAAAAGATGCTTTGAATAGGAAAGATGAACTACAGGTTTTAACTTATCCACAAGACATAGGTAAGTACTTTATTAAATTTAGTTTTGTATCGTATCACAAAGAAGCAGCATTGAAAGTTGCCACGGATGAACCAACAGTAGTCGTGGTATTTCCAATACCTTCCAGCTTAAATGAGAATTTTTCTGTTACATACAATGATGCTAAACTTGGTCCTGTAATAGGAACAGCTTTTGCAGGCGCTACTAAAGGTATGGAGGGTACAATTGGATTGGGAGGTCAAGTTGGTGGTGCAATAACGGGTGCATTTGGAGCTGTGGGAAATAGTTTGACAGAATCAGCTTACGTTCTAGCTCGAGACAATCTAATTACAAATGAAACATTAAAAGCTAATGTAGACAAGGCTACTGGATTAGTACCAAATCCCCATCTAGCGGCCATATTTCAAGATTTAACATTAAGAACTCATAGTTTTACATTTAGATTTTCTCCTAAGAATCAGCAAGAGTCTGATTTGCTTAAAAAGATTATTAAAACAATCAAAAGAAGAATGCTTCCAGGAACTGGTCTAAGTGCTGAAGCTTCAACTGGTCCATTGTTTTCTTTCCCTGATGTTGTTAATATATCTTTTGGTCCTAAGGATATTGAACCCTACAAAATCCAAAAATCCGTTTTAGAATCAATGACGGTCAATTATGCACCTAATGGAACGCCTGCTTTCTTTAAGGATGGTTCACCCACGGATATTGAAATTGGTTTAAACTTCAAAGAGATCAGAGTTGTTACGAGAAATGACTATGAAGATGAAAGATATGATAGAACAGTATCACCTTCATTGGGTAATGTTATGCCAGGGAGTGGAGCATAATGGCAGGATATTTTAACTTTTTTCCTTCGACTGAGTATGCAAATACTATAGTCACCAACCTAATATCAAAAGTCAAATTTGATCAGAGTGTGCAAAAAAATCTTGCAGTATTTTATCCATATACTGTTGAGCAAGGTGAGAGACCAGATCAGATTGCAGCAAGATATTATGACAACCCAGAACTAGATTGGGTGATATATCTTTCAAATGATATTATGGATCCTTATTATGATTGGCCGCTGAGCCAAAGACAATTTTACGAATACGTGACCGCAAAATATGGCTCCACCACAAACGCACATTTAAAAATATTATTTTATAGAAACAATTATGCATCAGATGATACGGTATTGACCATATCCAGTTATAATGCTCTTGTATCTTCTTTAAAGAAGTATTTCAAACCAGTTTTAGGTATCAGTGGTAGTATTGTTTCTTATGAACGTAAGGAGATGGACCAGGCACTTGAAACTAATAAAGTAATTGATCTAACAATCTCATCAGGTACATTTAGTGTAGGTGATCGTTTGACACAAAATACTTCCTCAGGTTTTGTAACTTTTGCAAATACATCTCATGTTGTAATTGATAAGATTACAGGTTCGTTCACTACTGGCGCAGCAACAGGAGCTACAATTACCGCAGCAAATACTGTCAGTCAACCAATCTCCAATGTGGAGGCTTCTTATTGGGAACCAGTTACTGCATACACATACGAGGAAGAACTTAATGATAGCAAACTCCATATTAGAATTCTAGACAAGTCTTACGTTGGCAAGATAGAAAAAGACATGAGAGAGCTTTTTAGATGAATAATTATGAAGTTGGTGATGTAATCATTAAAAGTATCACGCTTAGTAATAAAAACACTAAAGCCAATATCAATCCTTCAGATCAAATATATTCGATTGATATCTTTGAAGACTTTAACTCACCTACATTGTATGCTGAGATAACTTTTGATGATAAGGTTGGTATGCTGTATGATTTTCCCATCATCGGCGAAGAGATTTTTGAAATAACCTTTCAAACCCCAGGGCTTTCATATCCAGCCACGTACAAATTTAGAACATATGCAATAACCAACTTACAGCAGCAAATCAATGGCAAAGGGTACAATTACACACTGAAATGTGTTAGTGAAGAGCAGCTGGCTCAAGGCAATATTAATATTGTTCACAGCTATAATGAAACTATCAACGATATTGTTAATAATATTTTTACAAGATACCTTAAAACCAATAAAATTGTAGATATTGATACTTGCAAAGGTAACGAGACTATAGTGTTTCCTAAAGTAACGCCTTTTGTAGCTATAGATATCATGAGAAAGAGAGCTGTTCATCCAAAATACCTATCCTCTTCATTTGTGTTCTTTGAAAACCAAGATGGATTCAATTTTAAGTGTATAGAGCAAATGATGGAAGATGGTAAACAAAAAATTGGTTCAAAAAAATTCTACTATTTTAATAATGGCCAGAAGGATAAAAATACAGAAGCTCTAATGTTTAGAAACATTATAGAGTATGAAAATATTGGCAAAACAGATATAGCTGACACTATTCAGAGTGGTGGTGTAAGAAATAAAGTTAGATATTTCGATATCTTTACAAAGAAAGTTAATGATATTACGTTTGATATGACGAAGCAGTTTCCTGCAATGGTCGGATCAAACAAAAATAACTCTCTTAATATAACAGAATCAACCATTGATGAATTTGCTAGCGAGGCAACTTTCAACTTTTACATTCCAAAAGACTCAAACCGAAAAGAAAATTTTTTGGAGAATATGATGGGAGCAAGGTTGGCTTATTCTAAATTGTTCAATTCTAATTTTGTTAGATTGTATGTCCCTGGAGATTCCTCATTGAAAGTCGGTGATGTAATTGAACTCAATCTTCCCAAAGCCAGTGGCACAACAGAATCTAAAGGTACTGATGATATAACTGGTGGCAACTTTATTATATCGAGATTGAGACACAATATTACAACTGTAGGTAAAACAAAGCATTACATCTCTATGGATTGCAATAAGGTTGGTTTAGGATGACAACAAAGAATTTTGGAACTGAAGGTTTCTTTTGGTGGTTTGGTGTTGTTGAGGATAGAGATGATCCTCAAAAGCTTGGTCGTGTTAAAGTCAGAGTTCACAACTTTCATGGTGATAAAGTTAAAACTCCAACTACTGACTTGCAGTGGGCTTTTATTATTATGCAACCAACAAGTGCTAGTTACCAGAAGACTGGCCTATCACCAACAGGATTAATGGTTGGATCTACGGTTGTTGGATTCTTTGCTGATGGTGGTGAAGGTCAAATGCCAATGATTTTAGGATCATTGCCTGGTATTGAAGATAGGGATCCAGCTAAACACGATGTTACTTTGCTTGCAAGAGAAGTTAACCCTCTAAATAAAAATACTGTTGGTCCTGAACCTTCTTCTGCTTATTCTGCAACTTATCCTTTTAATAGAGTATATCAATCCGAAAGTGGTCACATTGTAGAATTGGATGATACTCCTAATAAGGAAAGAATCCATGTTTTCCACAGAACAGGAACTTACACTGAGATCAACCAAGAAGGTAGACGAGTTAATAAGATTGTTGGGGATGATATAGAAGTTGTCCTTAAGGATAAGACCGTTTACATCCAAGGTAATGCTAATGTTGAGGTTAAAGGAAATGTTAACGTCAAGGTAGACGGGAACTACAATTTAAATGTTTCTGGGGACATAAAGATTAACGGTAAAACGATCAACCTCAATCAGGGCTCAAATGGAGCTGCTCGAGTTGGTGATACAGCTGACACCCAGGATCCTGGCAATGCTGTTGGTACCAACAAGATTGAGTCTGGATCAAGCACAGTATTCATAGGCGGCTAATATGGCAATCGTAGTAAGAAAAACAAAAACAACCCCGCAGACTGCCAAACCGCTAGTCTATTCTGACTTTTACTCTAATTTTGATTTGGAGCTGGTTAAGAAAGATCTGCTATCTTATAAGAACGAAGACTCAGTTAAAAGGTCAATTAGAAACATTCTATTGACTGACAAGGGTGAAAGATTCTTCAATCCTACATTTGGTAGCGACATTAGAAAGATGTTGTTTGAAAACTTCTCACCATCTACAGAGCAAGTTGTTGCAGACTTAATTAAAACCGCAATTGGAAATCACGAGCCAAGAGCTAATGTAATCGATGTTAATGTCTCTGGCAACCCAGATCAGAATTCCATGTACATTAATATTGTTTTCAGCGTAATAAATAAAGCTGAACCTGTCACTTTAGAACTCATTTTAAATAGGATCCGATAAATGGCTAACACCAGCATCGATCTGGTTGGACTAGATTTCCAAACAATCAAAACAAATCTTAAGACATACCTTAAGAATAACACAGCATTTAAAGATGTAGACTTTGAAGGGTCTAACATTAACACGTTGGTTGACCTTCTGTCATACAACACGTATTTGAATTCCTTCTACACTAACATGGTTGCTAGTGAGATGTTCATCGACACCGCACAGTTGCGAGATAGTGTTATCTCTCATGCAAAGTCTTTAAACTACACCCCAAGATCTTTCGTTTCAGCAACAGCAGAAATTGGTCTAACTGTTACCCCTTCATCACCAACGACTAATATTGTTATTCCAAAAGGAACAACTTTCACTTCTAGAGTTGGTTCAAACACATACACGTTCTCAACATCCTCAAATGAAGTAATTAACACGTCCAATAACGGTGTATTCACGGCTAACATCATGTTGTATGAGGGAACATACATTGCTGATAGTTTTACGATGAATTATAGCAATACATCCCAAAGATTTGTTCTGTCCAATCCAACTATTGATACTGGTAGTGTTTCTGTAACCGTAATTGAAGATGGTGGATCCACTACTCTTGCTTACACAAAAACTGAAACACTAATTGGTCTAACTTCGTTGACGAGAGCTTATTTTGTTGAAGCAGCAGAAAACCAACAATATGAAGTAAGATTTGGTGATAATGTTTTTGGTAGAAAACCAAGAGATGGTTCAGTAATTGTTGTTGAATATAGAACTTCCAGTGGTGAGTTGCCAAATGGTGCTTCAACATTCCTCAATGATGGAAATATCGATACGCACGCTAACGTGTCTATTAGCACCATTTCAAGTGCTACTGGCGGAGCGATCAATGAAACAATTGAATCTATTAGATACAATGCTCCAAGAAACTTCCAGGTTCAAGGAAGAGCAGTCACAGCAACGGATTACGAAACAATCCTAAAAGCTAACTTTGGTGATATCCAAAGCATTTCAGCTTATGGTGGTGAGGACTTGGTTCCTCCTCAATTTGGTAAGGTATTCATTTCTGTTGATGTTCAGAATGCGGATGGTACGCCAGCAAATAGAATTAAAACGTTCAGTGACTTTATCAAAGACAAAACTCCATTAACTGTTGATGTTGTGTTTGTTGATCCCCAGTTTATGTACGTCAGAGTAATATCTGATATTAAGTATAATGTAAACGCAACTACAAAATTGTCTAGCGATATTAGAACAGCAGTGCTATCTAAGATTAGTGCGCACAACACAACGAATCTTGAAGGGTTCAAGAAGACGGTTTATTACACTAAGCTGACAAAGGATATTGATTCAGCGGATGATAGCATTATCAGCAATGATACTGAAATTCGTGCTATTAAGATCATTACTCCGTTAACAAATACCGATCAAAGTTTTGATGTTAATTTTGGCTTTCCATTCCAAGCGGAAACAGGTGTAACTTTAAACACTGCCGAATATCACTATGGTCACACAATTCAATCATCTCCTTTTACATATGATGGCAACAGATCAATTTTAGTTGATGATACTAGAGGTATCGTTTATGTTGCCAAATTGACTGGTGGTATTGTGGAGGTTAAAAAGAATATTGGTTTAGTAGATTATACAAACGGTATTGTTACTATTCAAAACCTCAATGTTTCTGACTACGAGGGTACCGGTATTAAAATATACGCAAGAAGTAATGCTAAAGATTTCTCAAGCTCAAAGAATGTTATCCTTGCTATTAAAGATGAAGATGTAACAGTTACAGTGACACCAGTCAAGCTATGAAGAATATTGAAGACTTAGTTTCCCCTTTAATTCAATCACAATTTCCTGCCTTCTACAATGAAGAGGGACCATTGTTTATTGAATTTGTTAAGTCTTATTATAAGTGGTTGGAAACTACTGGGCAGCAAGCATACTATGCGAGGAACTTGATTGAATACAGAGATGTTGATAAAACTGTAGATGAATTCATAGTTCACTTCAAAGAAACTTTCCTTAAAGATCTTCCTTTGTCTGTTCAATCAGATGAAAGATTGTTTATTAGAAACATTCTGGATTTATATCAAAACAAGGGAAATGAGCAAAGCGTCAAGCTTGCGATGAGAGCTCTTTTTAATCAAGACTCTGCAGTATATCTTCCTGGGCAAGATCTGTTAAAATCCTCTGATGGTACTTGGGTTAAGCCAAAATATTTGGAGGTTACTATCTCCTCAAGAAACGCTTCTTTTGTTAATAAAGAGGTTGTTGGCGTTTCTACAGGAGCAAAAGCTTTTTGTGAGAGTGTTGTAAAGAAGAGGGTTAATGGTAAATTTATCGATGTACTCTTCTTGTCTAACGTCAGGGGTGATTTTATTTATGGTGAGCAGGTTGTTGAAACTTCAAACACAAACACTTTTAATGCTCCATCTATTACTGGTTCTTTAACAACACTTGACGTACTTAATGGCGGCCAAGATTTTGCTATTGGAGATGAATTTAACGTTGTTTCTGATAATGGTAAAAACGCCAAAGCAATCGTAACATCTATTTCAAGTGCTACAGGTAGAGTTAATTTTAAAATTGAGGATGGTGGTTTTGGATTCTCTAATACTGCAAGTGTTTATATCTCAGACAAGGTTTTGAGATATAACTCATTGACTAATAGTAACACTCAGATCACAACGTTTGGTAGATTTGAAAATGTATCTCAGCAGGTAATGAGAGTTGGGTTCACAAGTGCTGTGAATGCTCAGTATTTTGCAGCCAATACTATCCTTTTTGCTCAAGGTAACTCATCAGTGGCTAACGCAACTGCTGGAATTGTTTCTGTTACTTTGGTATCAAATACTGTAGGTACAGTAAGAGTTAATAATATATCTGGTAATATTGTTGCATCAAACTTGGTATTCAAAGCTAGCTTAGTGGATTTAGTTTACGACACATCTTCTAATATATCCCTCTTTACAGCTAATTCAGTAATTGAAACAGTCAATGCTACTTCATCAGCAAATGCTTTAATTTTATCTGCTACTACTGCTAACACTACAAGAGGATCTTTATTATTAAGACCAATCAGTGGTAACGTTTTTGCAACTAATACCTCTTTTAGACTTGTTACTAATAACGCGACAATAGCTACAGTAAACACTTATACTTCCAATCTTTCTTTTACTGCTGTAGTTGCTAACAACGCAGACATTACAGCAAGGGGGACATTGATTGGTTCCAATGCTACCCACGTTGGCTTGGATTCTGTTTTAAATACTTTTTATCCATCATCTATATTTTCCTATGTTGTTGGTTCAACATCTAACAGCTACGCAAACATTGATTTTGTAAGCTCTGGTTCAGATGCTGATTTTGAAGTAGGTTCTTTAGATAATGAAGAAACAGTGCTTATTACACCTGACTTACTTTCAGCAAACAATACTGGTAGCATTCCTTTTCTCGATATCAATCTTGATTTGAGTCCTAACAATGCTAATGCAGTAGGATACGGCTTTGTTAAGTATCCTGGTGCTGACATTAATACTACTTTGCTTAATGCTCTGAGATATAACAGCACGGTTATCGGCACTGTAGCTTCACTTACATCTATCAATCCTGGAACAGATTACAACATAGATCCATTTGTTTTAGTTTACGAGCCTGACGTTGCTGGTTATAAACGTAAAGATTTTTCCATCACAATTAGTAGTCCAACTAAGTTGTTTGCTATCGGTGAAATTGTCAAACAAACATCTAACTCAGCTGCTGTTCAGTTAAATGTTACAAACTTCTCTGGTACTGCTGCTAATGGTTCATCCACAAGCACTTTTGAAGCTAGTGAGTATGTTTATCAAAGCAACGGCACTTCAAACATAGCTACAGGCTTTGTTTACTCTTCAGGCATCACGGGTGGTAGTGGATCAGTTAAACTTTATTCAACTTCCGGATCATTCCAAAATACAAATACCAATGGATACCAGCTCCAAACATTAACTACTAATGCTACTGCTAATATTGTTCTTGTAAACACAGCAGTAACAATAGCAACAACAGCAGTTGGTCAAGTTAAAGAGGGATCTAACAACACTGTACTTGTAGTTAAGAGACTGAGTTTCGAAAATACTTTTTATCCAGCCAACACTATTATTGGTACTACAACTGGTGCACAAGCTACTATTGCAAGTGTAACAGAAGAGGCTGATTCTTTGCCAATTGGTGAGAATGCAGATATCAGTGCTAACGTGCAAGTTGCTAATGCTGTCGTAAGTGGTGTTACCGTTCTTGATTCAGGATTTGGTTATATCGATGGTGAGAACGTTCTTTTAGAAAAAGAAGGATCTCCTTACATTGTTACTGCACAAACAACTCTTAATAAACAGGGTGTAGGTGAGGGGTACTTCTCTACCACTAGAGGTTTTGCTTCTAGTGATAAGAAAATTTTGGATAGTGACTACTACCAAGAATATAGTTACGAGATTCAATCCAAAGTTCCTTTTACAAAATACTCTGAGGTCCTTAAAAAGATTATTCACGTAGCTGGCACAAGAATGTTTGGTAAGGTGATTCTTTCTTCCGATCTGGATGTAAGTGCTAATGTGTCTTCGAAAATTGTTATTTCCTAGCATAAATAAGTTATATGTCTACAAAACTAGTTACCAATTATCTAAACTTGCATAACGCTAAGCAGTTCAGAGAGTCTATCTCCGAAACTGCTAATAGCATTTACTATGTGTTTGCTGGTCGTCATACACCTTATGCTGGTGGTGATGAAACCATTCCTAATTTAACAAACACCAACGACACGGTCAATATTGATCCTTACAAATTGATGGTATTTGGAAAAAAGGTTTCCAACAATGATGTAACGGTAATGATTCCAAGGTATGATTGGGTATCGAATACTGTTTATACAGCTTACAGTGGTAACACGGATATTACTGTAAATAATTACTATGCTGTAGTCAATGCTGTATCCTCTTTCCACGTGTTTAAGGTGCTTGGAAATAATAATGGGGCGCCATCAACTATATCACCAAACTTCAACGACACTGGTGCCGATGATGAATTTTACAGTACTTCGGACGGTTATGTCTGGAAGTATATGTACACAATTGATAGCTCAAACTTTACTAAGTTTGCTACAGATGAATATGTACCTGTTATTCCAAATGCCAATGTTTCTGGTAACGCAGTTTCTGGATCAATTGATGTTGTTTTAGTTAGTTATGCTGGATCAAATTATAACACATATCTTTCCAATACGTTCATTTCATCTGATTTAACTATCGGTGGAGACCCAACAATATTTACGATTGCAAACAATGCTGTTGCATCTAATAATTTCTATGATAACAGCTATATCTACATTAAAGGTGGAACTGGTTTAGGACAAATAAGAAAGATTGTTGATTATACAGTTATTGGTACTCAGAAAAAGATTACTGTTGATAGTGGATTTAGCATAACTCCGGATATTACATCAGTTTATGAAATTACTCCTTCTGTATTGGTTGAAGGTGATGGAACTGGTGCTGTTGCTAGAGCTTTAGTTAATACAAACTCTTCTAATTCAATTTCCGGAATTGAAATTATTGAAAGAGGTGCAGGATACACTTACGCTACTACTACTGTACTTGGTAATACAGGAGGTGTTTCAAATGCAGCCTCTGTTTACGTTGTTCTAGGACCCAAGGGTGGCCACGGTAAGGATCCTGAATTTGAACTGGGTGGTAAGTACCTGGGCATCAGTGTGACTTTTGCTAATAACGAATCAGGTACGATCCCAGTCTCCAATGATTATAGAACAATTGGATTATTAAAGGATCCTTTGTTTGCAAATGTAACCTTGACAATTGCAACTCCTACTGGTGTGTTTACCGATAACGAAGTCGTTACCCAAACAGATTCCAATGCGACTGGTATTGTAAAAGGAAGTACGACTACGACGGTTGCTGTATCAAATGTTACAGGTATTTTTGTAACAAACAAGATCATTACAGGTGGTACTTCTGGTGCTACTGCTAACGCTATCAGTTATGTTATCAATGATCAAGCAAAAGACTTTAACACATTCGATAACAGAGAACGATACACGTACACAGCTGGTTCCGGCACTTTCTTAGAAGATGAAAAGGTGTTTCAGATTGATGTAGCTACTGCAAATGCATACTATCATTCAAATGATGCTAATTATTATTATTTGTCTGACTTAAGAGGTGTGCTTAATACAGGAAACACAATGATTGGTGTCAATTCAGGAGCCTCAGTTACATTAAACAGCCGCTTGCCATCTGACATTGTTCAGGGCAGTGGAGAGGTGTTATACATAGAAAACGTAGATCCGATTGAGAGAAATGCCAGCCAATCAGAATCTATAAAACTAATTTTGAAGTTTTAAGAGGACTAGATGTCATTAGAAACCAATTTCAACACCACTCCCTATTGGGATGACTTCAATGAAGACAAGGATTTTTATAAAATCCTCTTCAAGCCTGGTGTTGCCTTACAAACTCGCGAATTAAACCAACTCCAGACAATCCTACAAAAACAAGTAGAGAGATTTGGAGATCATGTTTTTAAAAGTGGTACAATTGTTAGTGGTGTAAACTTCATTTATAATCCTCTTCTAGCTTACGCAAAGATCAAAGATTTACAAGAGGATGGACAGCCAGTCAATCCCCAAGATTACGTTGGCTTCTTTGTTAAGAACTCTGCTAATCTTCAAGCTATTGTCGTCAACTACGCCACTGGTTTTGAGTCAAAGAGCCCAGATCTAAACACCCTGTTCTTACAATACACTAACTCAGGAAATACTTATAACCTGAGTGCGTTCTCTAATGATGATGTGTTGGAGATTTTCAGCAAAGAAAACAATCTTTTTGACGTTGATGTTAACAATGGTGGTCTTGGATTTGCTAACTCAGATACGTTGCATGTAATTAGTGCTGTCACTGTGCAAGTATCTAGCGGTGCTTTTACTAATGGTGAAATCTTTACTCAAGCTACTTCAGGTGCTAGACAGCAGATTGTTGGTATTGCAAGTGGATTGACTTCAAACACTAAGATCCTTTCAATCAAACCAATCAACTCAGAGCAGCTAGCAAATACATCGGCCAATTCCAATACATGGACCGTTTCTACAGGTTACAACATCACTGGCAATACTTCCAGTGCCGTTGCTAATGTTATCTCTCAAATTGGTAGTGGAGCTACTGGTTCTATTATTACTGACTCACTTGGCGTAGTTCAAAACTTAGTTTTGTCGAATGCCGGTAAAGATTACACAACATTGCCACAAGTTGTTATTAAACCAGCTTCAGCATCTGCTTCTGTATCCACTTTAGATTTAGCAGCAAGGTCTTACAAGGCAAAGGTGCGCGTAGCTCCAGGCACGTTTGCTGCACCTGTGGGATACGGTTATTCTTTTGGTGTTACGGAGGGTGTAATTTACCAAAAGGGAACATTCTCTCGTGTTATTCCTCAAAGCGTTATTGTATCAAAATATTCCACGTTACCTGACAACATATCAGTTGGATTCACATCAGACGAATCGATTGTTAAGTATACGACTGATTCCTCACTTTATGACAATGCTGCAAACACATACAATGAGACAGCCCCTGGTGCTGATCGCCTAAGAATAAGACCAACACTGTTTGTTGTTAATACCGACATTGGTTCAGCCAACTCTGAATTCCTATCGCTTGTTGAATTTAGTGATGGTGTTGCCTCTAAAGAAAACAGAAACACAGTTTATAACCAGTTAGCTAAAGAGTTTGAAACAAGAACTTTTGAATCTTCTGGCAACTTTGTAATTGATCCTTTCAGAAGTTCTACCAAGGAAAAGGTATCCAACACGACGCATGTTTCCGTTGTTGTTGATCCAGGCACTGCTTACATCAGTGGTAAGAGAGTGGAGACTAGTGGCAATCTGTCAAAAGATGTTCAAAAGTCTAACACCGTCTTTTCAAAAGCAAATCAAACAATTACTGCTAATTATGGTAATTATGTTGTAGTTAAAGAGCTTGCTGGATTCTTTGACTTTAAGTCAGGAACGACTGTTAACCTATATGATACAGCAAAGACGTTATTGACAAGTGTTAGTACAGGTGCCATTACTCCGGCCGGTACTTTAATTGGTTCTGCAAGAATGAGATCAATTGTGTATCAGTCAGGTACTATTGGTACTCCAAATGCAACTTACAGATTGTATCTGTTTGATGTCACGATGAATGCTGGCAAGTCTTTTAGTGATGTTAAGAGTTTCTACTTTGACAGCACTTATGATGGTATTTGCGATGCTGTTCTTGAGGCTGACGGCACATCCAGTGTTAATGTTGCCATATTGAAAGATACAAACAACCCAGATATTATTTTCAAGACTGGTGTTAAGGCTGTTAAGTCTATTTCAGATATCAGCTACACATACAGAACATCGACGGAAAACTTAACTCTCAATGCTAATGGCACAATTGAGATCACTGCACCAACAACTTATACATTTCCTTATTCTGGATCTTTGAGTCTCTCAGCAGCGCAAAAAGCTGACTTTATTATTGCTCCTGTTTCTAATACAAACACATCTAATACAACAGGAACAAGCTCTGGTAACACAACATCTGCAAATCTAGTAGGAACCTCAACCACGTTTGCAACAGACTATGCTGCTGGTGATTATATCAGTGTGTACACAAACGCTGTATCATACGATGTTAAGAGAGTTGAGAATGTTGTTAATAACACGTTAATTATTCTTAACTCAGCTTTGACTGCTGCAAACAGCTCAACAAATACCGCGTTGTTCCTGCCGGCTTTTTATCCGTTAGATTTGAGCAGATCTACAAGAACCATTACTACATCAGCCAATGCTGCGGTTGCAACTGTGGATTTGAGTGAGACCTTGGCTGCTTCTGCAAACGTTGTTGCATTTTACAATATTAGAATTCCTTCTGCTGTTCAAATTAATAAAGATTTAAACAGAGATTTGTATGTAAAAGTATACACAGGAAATAATGCAACTGTTTCAGCTTCTGGTAATAATACAACAGGACCATGGAGCTTGGGTGTTCCAGATACATTTAGATTGAAGGCTGTATACTTTGGTAATACAGCTTCGAGCACAGATGTAACAAAGCACTTCTTTGTGAATTCATATAATGACGGTGACGTTGTAAAAAATGCAGAACTGAGACTTGTTCCAGGATCTGATTTAGCCATTTCCAATACTCAGTGGCTATTAGCAAAGTTTGATGCTTTTGATGTTAATACATCCGAAGGTTTTATTACAATTAACTCATACAACGACATTATAAATGACGCTACAGGTTATAGCAATAACACATTCATCAACCGTTTAGAAGTCCCTGAAGTATTAACATCTGATGGTAGATATTACGATGGTATCGATACTTTTGACTTCCGTCCATTTACCAGCAATACAGCTGCCTACTCCACAACAGTCGGTGGTGCTACTGTCAACCCCGCTAACACTCAGACATTGAATAGCGATGAAAAGTACTTCCCTGTACCCGATTCGCAAGTTACGTTTGACATTGAGTTTTACGGAAGCAGAATTGATAGAGTTGTTGTTAATAAAAATACATTAATTTCTGTTATCCAAGGTGCACCAGACGTTGCTAACTTGAAGGATCCAGGAGCTCCTGCTGATTCCATTACAGTCAACAGACTGTTTGTTCCACCATATCCTTCTTTGCCTTCTGCTCTTTCAAATACAACCTTCCAAATTTTGGATAAGAGAGTTGGTAATGAGTCTTCTATTGTTAATGGGAGACAGCAAGCATACACTATTAACAACTTAAATTCCTCTGCTGATACTAGATCTCAGCCAAAGCGTTATTCAATGTCTCAGATTAACAAACTCGAGAAAAGAATTGATAGCCTAGAAAAGCAAGTTGCTTTAAACACATTGGAAAAGCAGATAACGGAGCTGGTTATTCCTAGCTCTAACGATTCCGGTAAAGATAGATTTAAGAATGCGTTCTTGGTAGATAATTTTGATGATGCCTTTGTTGTTGATAGAACAAGTCTTGAGAGTACGGCTTATATTGACAGTCAGAATAGTGAATTGTTGCCACTGACAACTATCTTCAATGTTGAAAGTATTTTTGATAGATCTGATGCTGCTACTGCAAATAATATCCATCAAAATAAAACTTTATTGCTTCCATACGAAGAGTATACAATTGTTAGTCAATTGAGCGCTTCAGAACCAAGAGTTGTTAGATCGGTGCCAGCTGCAATAGAGACTGCTGCTGTTACATACTATCCTGTTGATGACTATGTTTACACACCGCCAGATCCTATTGTAACCACAACGCCTACTGTAGCTGTTGTTCCTATTGTACAGCCTCCTGTTGTACAAAAACCTGCTATGGTTAGAGTAATTACAGATGGTGCAGTTGAATACTATGAAGCCGACTTTGTGGCTGAGTTTTATCAAAACAATAGAGAGTGGGTTGAATCAAGATATGGCGTACCTGAATTCAGCGGATTCAGAGCTGGTGATGAGACGGCAGTGTTTGATGTCGTTCTTACTTCAAAAGTTTCAATACCTGAGGTACAATCTACACCTGCAGAAGTTATTGTTGTTACCACGACAATTGACCCCCCACAGACACAAACAACATCTGAGCCATATATTCAGATAACAGATGCTAACGCTGAGGAGGCATCAATGACAAGAGACACTGGTGGTGGTAAGTATGTTGAAGATTTCTCAAACATGCAATATTAAAAACTCTTTAGAAACATCTATAAATAAAAGTTATGGGACAAAGAAAACTTCGATTCAAAGAGAGAGACATAATTCTAGAGTTTTATGGCTTAAGACCTCACACCACTCATTACTTTTACTTTGATAAGGTCAAGGTAACGAGTATGGTTAAACAATTTGGTAAGAAACTAGGTGGGGCTTTAATCTCTGATGAGAACGGTAATTTAAAAGTGATTTTTTATTTGTCATCAGGAATATCTTCAAATTCGTATGAAAGTATTCCGGTTAAAGTTAGCAATCTTGAATCTGGAAGAAAAGAGATTGTTGTTACGACAATCAATCAAACAACATTGCCTGACAATTACTACAACGCATCGACATCTTTTGGTGCTGTAGTTTTAGGATTAGACAAAACAGTGTAATATGTTCAATAAAGCTCAATCATTCTTTTTAGACTCATCGTCAGCTCAAGGAGCTTCAGTCGTATTCGTCACGAGTATAGAACTATACTTTAAAGACAAACCCACTGCAAACAAAACGCAGTCTGGATCTTCCAAGCCTAGTGTTTCTTTAAACATATGTGAAGTTAAGGATAACGTTCCAAACTGGAACACTGCTGATATTAAAACTCTAGCGCGGGTTGATTATGACAATATCAATACTAGCGCAACGGCTGATACATCTACTAAGTTTACTTTCGATACCCCAGTTCCTCTTCAAACGAACAAACAATATGCATTCTTAATTAAGTTTGATTCTGATGAGTCTTTTTCTTTGTGGAAAAACCGAGTAGACGAAGTTGATATTAACACAGGAGTAGCTGCAAAGTTGTCTTCTGGTAAAGTTGATGGAAATGCTTACGACATCACAAATGGATTTGACGTAACTCCTCTTTCTGATGTAGATTACAAGTTTAAAATTAATGTTGCTAAATTTACTGGCGCAAGAAGTAATACTTTTACAGTTAGTAATGAGGCATATGATTTCTTAAAATTGACATCAGGTGCCGTGAATGGTACGTTTATTGGTGGTGAATACGTTTATCAACAACAAGCTAACTTGACTGGTACTGTTGCAGTTTCTTCAGGTGGTGCTAACATTGATGGCACAACAACAACCTTTACATCTGATGTTGCTAATAATGACTTAGTTATTGTTGCCAACTCCACTGTTTCTCAAGTAAGAAAAGTTAACATTGTAACTAATACAACGTTTATGAATGTTACGAGTACTTTCTCTACTACAGCGTCTGCTGTAAATATTAGAAAGTTCAATACAGGTACAATTTCAATCGACTCGTCAAGCAACACCATTTCTGGAACTAACACAAACTTTGCTTCAATTTCCTCAAACACATTTATTGTAATTTCAGATGGAACTGATGGAAACACTGAAGTTAGAAAAGTTGTCAGTGTTGATTCTGGTAACCAGACATTGGTGCTAGATGTAGTACCATCTTTTACAAATACAACTGCTGGTTATTTCGTATCCCCTGTTGCAAAGGTAGACAGCTTCAAAGCATATGGCGACTTCCTCACATTGTATGATTCTTCAGCAAACACAACTGCATATTTTGCAGGCAGTACTATTATCAAAGGTGTTGACTCATTAGCTAATGCTACGGTTTCCTCAATTGAGAATGTCAACATTTCTAGATTTGCTCCATACTTTAACGTCAAGGTTCCTAGTGGAGCAAAGGCAAAGTATTATGTTAACTTTGCAAACACAACTTATGCTAAGACTACAGGTAACTTGACTGAAGTTGATCTCGGCAAGAATGCGCTTCTTTCTTATCCAGCAATGATTGCTTCAAGATCGAACGAAGTCAACAATTCAACAAACCTCTTTGCAAACTCCAAGAGCTTCAATGCAAAGTTAGAGTTTAGTTCAGAAAATCCTTTTGTTTCCCCATACGTCTTGGAAGAAAACTTGGACTTTGGCATTCAACAATTCATTATTAATAACACATCAACAAACGAAGCATATTCCAACGGTGCTGCATATTCTAAGTATGTTTCGAAGCCAGTTATTCTTGGTACTGATCAAGTAGCAGAAGACTTAATTGTTTTCATGACAGCTTTCAAACCATCCGGTACTGATATTGAAGTTTACGCTAAGCTGTTGAGTGAAGAAGATGGTCAAAACTTAAATCAAAAGAATTGGACAAAGTTAGCATTGGATATCCCAACAGGATCTTCAATTAACAGCTTGGATTCGAATCCAAACGACTTTATTAATTTGAAGTATGTAATTCCTTCAGCACAAGCTGGTGCTAAGGTGACTAGTGGAACGTTCAGCATTCCGACAGCTACAAATGTAATTACGGGAAGCTATAGTACAGTCAATACAGACATTACTGCTGGATCTGTTGTTAAAGTTTACAACCCAACATTCCCTGATTCATTCTTCGTTGATACGGTAACCGCTTCTAACACAACAACAATAACGGTATCAAGCGCTGTGTCAAATTCAAGCTTGAGAGGATCTGGTTTGAATATTGATGTGATTACGGACAAGAACTCAGGCTTCTTGAATAATCAAAATTACAACATTGTAAGATACTTCAATACTTCACTTGCTAAGTATGATGGATTTAAAGTATTTGCAATTAAGATTGTATTGTTATCATCTGCAAGCTACTTGGTTCCAAGAGTTGAAGAGTACAGAGCAATTGCGGTATCTGCATAATGGACACGACAAAGTTAAAGAGACATCCATATACGCAAGCGGTGATCAACACAGACACAGCTTCGTATAGACAACATATCTTCGAGGAACAGAGGAGCAGAGAGCTTCGCGGTGCTTTAACTGAGGTAAATACTCTGCGTA